CCACATCGGGCGCCCCCTCCACGAATCGGGCACCTCCAGCGAATCACAACCGATTCCACAGACTCAAACTCTTTCCGGATCGGCTCTTACGGCCGAGCAGATCGCATCGGTGTCCAAAGGACGCCGCGATTTTCTGCGCGGCGCGTTCCTCGCCGCCGGCGCGGCGGCGGCCGCGCCCGCCGCCTTCGCGCAAGGACGAAGCGATCCCGATATCGTCGAACCTCTGCCTTGGGCGACGTCGCTGGGGCGGCCCGTCGTGGCGCTGCCTTACGGACAACCTTCGCGTTACGAGCGCGGGCTCCAGCGCCGTCAGTCGCCGGGCCTGACCCAGACCGACGCGGCGAGCGTCTCCTTCACGCCGCTGCAAGGCACGTTCGGGATGGTCACGCCTTCGGGCCTGCATTTCGAACGCCATCACCAAGGCTGGCAGGACATCGATCCGCGCCGCCACCGCTTCATGATCAACGGCGCGATCCCGGGCCTGATCCGCACGCCAAAAGTTTTCACGCTCGACGATCTGATGCGCCTGCCCTCGGTTTCGCGCTTCCATTTCATCGAATGCGGCGCCAATACCGGCATGGAATGGGGCAACGTCGCCGTGCCGACGGTGCAATACACCCACGGCATGCTCGCCTGCTGCGAATACACCGGCGAGCCCTTGCGCTTGCTGCTCGAGGAATGCGGTGCAGATTTCACCAAAGGCAAGTTCGTGCTCGCCGAGGCGGCAGATCGCGATGACGCGTTGATAACGATCCTGCCCCTGAGGCTCGCAACGGACCGTCCTTTGCCCGATCCTATCTGCAAGCGCCAGCGCGGCTTGTTGGCCGCAGCGATAATGTTGTCCGGCCCTTTCGCAGGATTGCCCGCTTTCGGGGGCATCGATGCCATGGAGCCGTATGAGCTGTCCGTGGATTTCGAGGGTGTCGCCATCTATCACGGTCGCAACGCCCGAGAGAGATGCATCTCCCCTTGCGTGACCGGAAATCGCTGCTGCAGACAGAATTATCAGGACGCAGAGGTATCGCTTCAACGTGCTGGCCATGCCCATCATCTCATCGAAGGTCTTTTACGCAGCGGAACCCGATGTATACGACGGCCATGTCTGGCGGCTTCGAAGCGTCGTGATCCATCCGCATCTGTGCCGCGCCATACCACCACGAGCCACCGCGCGTGCCCTTCTGGGCCTCACCTTCTGTATCGACCCACTCCCAGGCGTTGGCGCCCATGTCGTAAAGGCCGTTGACCCCGATACGGGTCGTCCCGGCTCTCGCATGTCCGCGTCCTCTGTCCAGAACGTCGGAATAATCGATTGCCGGCGGCTTGCCACAGTCGCCGAGGCAGTTGGCCCCCTCCGGCCCGTCGCCCGTCGGATAAGGATATGTCCGGCCTGTTTGAAACGGGGCGGGCGGTTTGAGGCGCCGTTCGGTATAGGCGGCCTCGATCCATTCTGCCGATGTCGGCAGCCGCTTGCCGACCCAGCGGCAATACGCCTGAGCCTCGTGGAATGTGATGTGGACCGCAGGCTCGTCGTCGAGGGCGGGTCGGCCGAAGGGTCTTCGCCAAGTCCAGCCGACTTTCTGCTCCCAGCCTGCCGCGTAGACAAGGCCACCGCCATCTCGTTCGGCCTTTGTGATGAGGCCGGTCGCTGCGGCAAATCGTGCAAACTGGCCAATCGTCATTTCGGTCCTGTCGATCGCGAAACCACGGATCGGCTGCATATCGCCAGCGTCATCAGCCACCGAAACCACGGGATCGACGGCCAGAAGAACGCCCGCCACTGCCAAGATGAACGAGCTCCTAGTCATAGCCGCCTCGCCGCCCAGATCACACGCCCGATGATGTTCACTTCCTCGGCGTCCCGCTCGTAAGTTTGATACTCGGGATTGACCGACTTGATCACGACCTTCGGCGGTTCGGAGTTCGGCACATGCTCGACGCGCTTGGCGACGAGGCCCATGCCGTCCCAGATGACAAAGATGCCGGGAGGCACGGGCACGCGCTGGCTGGTGTCGATGAGGATCCGATCGCCGGTGGAGAGCAACGGCTCCATCGAGTCGCCGTCGATGGTGATGATGTGGAGATCGCGCGGGTTCGACCGGAACTCGTGACGGATTACGGGATCGGGGAAGAGCCAGGTCTCTTTTGATTCTTCGAGCCCTTCGTTGATTGCCCCGGGGCCGGCCGAGGCGCGTACGTCGATTTCCGAAACGGCGGAGAAGCCTTCGGCAAACGGCTTGCCGCGCCGGCGGCGCGGGCCGTCGGGAATATCGGGTTCGGTGTCGCTGCGCGGCTTGCGTGGCGGCACTTCCGGATGACGCAGCTCGGCTTCGTCGATTTCGAGGAATCTGGCGAGCGCCTCGCGCACGTCCTCGGGCAGAACCTTCGGCGTGCCGCGATAGATGAACTGATGCACATAGGCCGCGTTCTTGCCGAGCGCGAGCGAGGCCTTCTTGAGGTCGCTGTCACGTTCGTCGATCAGCTTCAGCACGCGGTGCCGGATGGGGTCGAGGATCATGAGGTCCAAGTCCTTGATTCGGTGGGATTGGAAATTACCAATCTCTTTTGATTGACGCAATAGGCGCATCTCGGTTTGATGCGCCCCATGACGAGAACGATCAGCGAACAATTCCTGGCCCGTGTCGAGGCCTTCTTGGCGGCCACGGGCACCAAACCAAGCGAATTTGGCCGCTCTGCCGTGGGTGATGGGGCATTCGTGCTAAATCTGCGCCGCGGCCGGTCCCCCACCTTAGCAACGGCCGACAAGGTCCTGGCCTATATCGAGAAATTGGAGAAAGAGGCGGCCGATAAGCCTAGAAATAGGAGGTCGGCGTGACGGAACGTCCTATCCGGCACCTCAATCAGGTCGAGTTGGCCCGCCGCTGGGCGCTGAGCCACCGGACCCTGGAGCGCTGGCGCTGGGAAGGGAATGGCCCCCGGTACCTCAAGGTAGGCGGGCGGGTGCTCTACCGGCTGGAGGATGTCGAGGCCTACGAGGCGGCGCAGTTTCGGGAGCCGGCTGGCGCCGGTCCGGCGTTTACCACGGCGCCGGCAGCCCCGCGTTGGGTGCGGCCATGAGGGAGCCGGCGCGCGTCCTCATGGGCGAGATGGAGTTTCTGGGCTGGCTTGGTCAGGCCCAGCCCGGACAAGCCATCGTCTATCACCGCGGCTTTCTCGCCGTGGACCGGCGCTGGTCTGCCCGCGGTGATCTTCAGCGCCTCGCCGATCGCGCCATCTGGGCCGCCGAACACGGCCTCGTCAATCTCGTCCAACGCCGGCACGGGCCCGAGGACGCGAGCTACGTCGCCGTCGCGCGGTGCCACGGCGCAAGCATCTCCAACCTCCTTGGATCCTAAGCATCATGAACGGCTTCGCGCGTCACGGCATCGACCACCTCTCGGCTTCGTCCCTGAACCTCTGGGCCGCTGAGCCCGCGGTATGGGCGATGGAGCGCCTCCTGGGATTCCGCAGTCCGGTGTCTGCGTTGATGGCCCGGGGCAAGGCCGTCGAAGAGGGAATCCATGGTGGCCTGATCGATCCCCAGCGTGCGCTCGATGCCTGCGTCGAGACCGCACTTGCCGGCTTCGACCGCGAGATGGCGCTCATTCCCGACGATCGTCGCGATGGCGAACGAGCGCAGATCCCGGGCTACGTCGAGCACGGCCTGGCCGAACTTCGTCAGTACGGCATTCCCAGCGGCTATCAGGACCGCGTCGAGATTCGTCTCGATGACGTGCCGGTGCCGATCATCGGCTTCATCGACTGGCGCTTCGACCAGCACGGCATGGTCGTCGATCTCAAGACCAGCGAACGGCTGCCTGCGGCAATCTCTCTTTCTCACGCTCGCCAAGGCGCCATCTATGCCCGCGCCCACGGCAATTACGGCATGCGCTTCGCCTATGTGAAGCCGGTCGCCGCCAAGAAAGACGGACGCGCGGTTGCCGTCTACGAACTCGAACGCACCGAGATCGACCGCCAGCTCATCGCGCTTCGCGAGATCGCCCTTCGGCTCGGGCGCTTCCTCTCATTGTCCGCCGACGCCCGCGAGCTCTGCGGCCTGATCGTTCCCGACTACGAGCGCTTCCATTGGAGCAATGCCGTCACGCGTGCTCGTGGCGTCGAGGTTTTTGGTTTCTGAACGCGTAACCCCTGAAAGGAGAAAGGTCATGAGTCTCAATATCGGCGGAACCGGCAACGGCAAGCCCTACTGCAAGTACAACGCCAAGGCCGACAAGTGGTTCGTGCGCGGTCCCGACGGCGAGGACGTCGAGATCCAGCGTCCGACCTTCGTCGCGGATTTCGACAACATCGCCACCGGCTGGCTTCTGTTCCGCGAAGGCCAGGCGCCCGAGCGAGTGATGGATGCCAGCATCGACAAGGCGGCGCCCCTGCCGGGCGAAGGCTACAAACGCGGCTTCGTGGTGATGGCCTTCAGCCCGGAATTCTTCGGCGGGGCGGCCGAGTTCGCCAGCGCCTCGATCCATCTGTCGAACGCAATCAAGGACGTCTACGCCCAGTGGGAAGTCGATAAGGCTGCCAACCCAGGCAAGCTCCCGGTCATCTCCTGCACCGGCTCGCAGGCCATGAAGGACCGCTACGGCACCAACTACCGGCCGACCTTCGCCATCGTCAAATGGATCGACCGGCCGGCCGAGCTGCCCAGCGTCAGCCCGGTTGCTGCCGCCGACGTCTGGCAGGGCCCGCCGGCAACGCAAGCCAAGCCGCAGGCCACGCATGTGCCACCGCCCGTTGCGAAGCCGGCGCCACCGCCGGCCGCCGACCCGCTTGCCGAAGCGGTGTTCTAAGGCTTTCCCCCGGAGGGCTTCGGCCCTCCGGCCTTTTTTCCGGCCAGCCGCGATGGGCATGACCAACGTCCAACCCATGTACGAGCCCGATCCTGTACAGATGCGCCGGCATGTCGGCCATCTGTTCGAGGGCTGGCTCGACGGCTGTCACGAGGGGCGCATCGAGCTCGCCTGGACGGACGGCCGCGACGGACGGCTCAGGCATGCGGCGATCTTCGGCACCGACCAGCTCGACGAGCTGGTCGAGCGGACGGTCGCCGAAAACCGAAAGCCCGGGCAAAACGTCTACATCGGCGTAGCACTCCGCCAAGCCGACATCGCGCCCTTCGGCCGCTGCAAGGATGAAGAGTTCTTCGCGCTGACGGCTTTTTACGTCGACATCGACGACGACGTCACCGCGACCGCCTCGATCGACTACCGCAATCGCGGCTGTCCGCCGACCGGCGTCGTCGTCACCGGCCGCCATCCCCATGTGCGGGCGCAGATGTTCTGGCGTCTCGATGCGCCGGTGCGCGAGGCCGACCGGTGTCGAGAGCAGAATGCGGCGCTCGCCCATGCCCTCGCGGGCGACCCGAGTGTGGTCAATCCCGGCCGCGTCCTTCGCCTCGGCGGCTCGATCGCCTGGCCGGTCAAGGACGGGCGGATCATCGAGCGTACCGAGTTCCTCGAGTTCACCGACGGCCGGCCCAAGGTCTACATGGCCGAGCAGATCGCTCGGGCGTTTCCGCCGGCGCAGCCGGCTTTGGCTCCGCAGTCTGTACCGCTATCGACGCCAGCCGACACAGCGGCAGGCCCGCCGCCCAACGAGGCGGCGCCCACGCCGTCAGCCCAAGCATCGGCGCCGACACTGCAAATCGGCACATCGAATCTCTCGGTCGACGCGTGCCTCGCGCGCATCCGCGCCGGCGATCATTGGCACGACAACATGCTGCGCCTAGTCGGCCACTGGGTCGCGCGCGGCTGGTCCGACGCGGAGATCCTGGCCGCGGCCGAGGCATTGACCTTGCCGGGCTACACAATTGCCGACACCCGCCGCGACGTCGCGCAGATGATCGGCGGCGGGCGGCGCAAATGGGCCGTGCCCAACCCCGAGCCTTTGATCGACACCGCCGAGCCCGTCCAGCCGCTGCAGCCGGGCTTCCTCGACAGCCTCAACATGGCCATGCTGCCCCGCCGGCGCTGGCTGCTCGGGCGATCGCTGCTGCGCGGACATCTGACCTTGCTCGTGGCGCCGCCCGGTGTCGGCAAGTCGACCCATGGCATTGAGCGCGCGATCGCTCTGGCCGCGGGCCAGGACATCACCGGTGAGAGCGTCCACGAGCCGGTCAAGGCCTGGATCTACAACACCGAAGACGACCTCGACGAGTTGAAGCGCCGTCTGGGGGCGGTGCTGCAGCATTGGTCTATTCCGTTCACCCGGGTTCGTGGACGCATCGCGCTCAATTCCGGGGCCGATCGCCCGTTGCTGTTCGCGCGCATCGAGCGCGCCGACATGGTGATGCGTTTGCCGGATGTCGATGCTTGCATCGCGCGTATCAGGGAACACGAGATTGGCCTCTTCGTGGTCGATCCGTTCGTCGAAACCCACGCGGTCAACGAGAACTCGAACGAGCAGATCAAGGCGGTCGCGGCCATGTTCCGCGATGTGGCGCGCACGACCAATTGTTCGGTGCTGCTGGTCCACCACACCGCCAAACCGCCGCAGGGTATGAGCGACGGTCATGCCGGCAACATGAACACGGCGCGGGGGGCGAGCGCGCTCGTCGGCGTCGCCCGCGTCGTGCAGACGCTGTTCGGTATGAGCGAGGCGGATGCCGAGCACAACGGGGTGTCGCAGGAGGAGCGGCATCTCTATCTGCGGCTTGACGACGCCAAGGCAAATCTCGGCCTCATCAGCCCCGACGCGACCTGGTACCGCAAGGTTGGCGTCGAGCTGGCGAATGGCGACGAAGTCGGCGTTCTGGCGCCGCATGTCTTCGAGCCCGCGAGCGACCGGCTCACAACGCACACCGCGATCGAGATCCTCAAGCTGATCGAGCAGCGCTGGCGCGACGCCAACCCGTTCAGCGCCTCGGTGCAAAGCCCGCGCTACGTGGTCCCGGTCATGGTGCAGAGCTTCGGCTGCTCCGCCAGGGATGCCCGGCGGCTTCTCAGGGACTGGATCGCCAACGGGATGGTGGCTTCCGAAACCTACAACTCCGACAGCAAGGCCCGCGGCCTGAAGGTGCTCCGATGGCCCGGCTGAGCCCCCGAACGAAGCCGATTTCGGGGTTACGGAGGTTACGGAAGGTGCCTTGTAACCCATTGAAATCATTGAGCCGGAAGTCGCCGGAAGTGAACGGAGGTCGATGTGCAAGCCCTTGAAAACATTACGGAGGTTCTACGGAACGTTGTTCCCCCCATACCCCCCTACGAACTTCCGGCGCGCGTGAACGCGCTCCGGCGTTCGTTCGGACCGGGGTCGATCCCCGACCGCGGTCCGGTCGAGGAGCCGATGCTCAGAGGTCGGCCATGACGCGCTGGTCGTCAGCGCGGCGCAGCACCGTCGACGCCAGCAGCGACCCGATGGCGCCGTCGGCCTATCGCATCCAGGCGATGATCGACGGCCTCGATCAGGTCGCCCACGCGATGGAGCGCAAGTGGGGCGTCGGCCGGCTGCGGCTGCTGGTGTCGGATCTGCTCCGCGCAAAGTTCGACGAGCAGAAGGACCGGCTCGACGCCGCGATCAACAGCGACGAGGAGCGCTACGTTCGCATCCACGCCGACGGCATGCGCCGCGCGTGGCAGGCGCTCGACCGTGCGGCAGTCGATGCCGGCGAGAAGCCGCTCGCACCCGAGGTCTGGGAATGCGTGCTGCCCGATACGGGCGAGGTCGTCTCGCTCGTGCGCGACGAAGCCGAGGCCCATCACATCGCGCGCGAGTGCAGGGTCTTCACGCTCGCCGAGATCGCCAAGCTGATCGCCGGCCTCGGCGAAACCGTCCTCGAGGTCAAACGCCAATTCCCGGGTGCTGCCATCACCGGCATCCGCCGCAAGCCGCCGATCGATTGGTCGCGTGGCGACGCCATCCCGTTCTAGCCGGAGGTCCAGATGTTTCCTCATGCCGAACCATCGATCGTGCATCTCGCTGCTGGAGGCGTGCCGCCGATGCCGCGGCAGATCGCAAACGACAGCGCGCCATCCATCCTTTGCCTCGATCTCGGTACGCGTACCGGCTGGGCCCTGCACGATGATGGCGCGACCTTCAGCGGCTCGATCACATTCAGGCCCGGTCGCTACGAAGGTGGCGGCATGCGCTATCTGAGGTTTCACCGGTGGCTCATCGACCTGCTCGCCAACACCAGCCGAGCGAAGCTGGCGCAGCAAGCGGCGCCGATCGATGCCATCTACTTCGAGGAAGTCCGCGCTCACGCCGGTACCGATGCAGCCCACATCTACGGCGGCTTCCTGGCGACGCTGACCGCTTGCTGCGAGCAGCGCGGGGTCGCCTATCAGGGCGTGCCGGTTGGAACCATCAAGCGGCATGTCACTGGCAAGGGCAACGCCGACAAGGCGGCCGTTATAGCCGCGATCCGCGCTCGCGGGTTCGATCCCGCCGACGACAACGAAGCAGACGCGCTCGCCATCCTGCTGTGGGTCACGGCAACGAACGGAGGCGTGCGATGAACGGGAAGGCCATGCTCAACCATGCAGCTGCGGTCGTGGCCGATCGCAGTGCTGCTTACGGCGCGCCGTCAAAATCGATGGAGCTGCTGGCGAAGCGCTGGTCAAACACGCTCGGGCATCCCGTGACGCCGGCGCAGGCCGTGATGTGCCTGATCGATCTGAAGCTCACGCGCCTCGCGCACGATCCCAGGCACCAGGATTCGATCCTCGATATCGCGGGCTACGCCGCTGTCTTGCATGAGGTCACCCGATGAGATGGGCGCCGCGAGGTTACGGCGGTGCGCGTCGTCCGCCCGAGCAGGTCAAGCGCGATGGCTGGCGCGAGCAAGGCGTATTGGTGGTCGAGAAAAACGACGAGCGGCTAACCTGGCCCGAGCGCGAACTGATCCGCCAACT